CCAAAGTTTTAGTGCCTCGTGTTAAGGGTTGGACTTTCTTACAGGGATTTGTCTGCTAACAATTCCTATTCCAGCCCTTTGCTTGACGCGCTAAAAGGTGCTATAATAAACCAATAAAAAAGACCTCATATTTTTATAAGGTCTTGAAAACGCAAGTTTTCTGTGAGCATTTTCAAACTGGCTACGCCAAGCCAATCGACTCACTTGCAAGCATTATATCTTTTTTATTGTTCTTTGTCAACTATTTCGTCCAATTCAGTATCACATTCAGCACAATGGACGCTTTCTGGTTCTTCTAAGCTGGAGCTAATAAGTTCATAAAGCTCTCCGTCCCACTCTCTTAATTCGTCTATTGAGTGGTATCGCTCTATTATCTTGTTAGGGGCTTTCTTACACTTTGGGCAATAGTAGTATTTCTTTTTCATTTTATTCTTTTAATTGGCTTGTAATAGTTTCCAGTATTTTTATCGCACACTTATGGCAATGAAAATGTTTTTTATCCCAACTGCCATCCCTGTTTCTCTCTACTAATCTTTTTTGCCCCAACGCAATTAGCTTTCCACACTTAACGCATTTTGACTTGTCACTTGGTGCTGTTTCTGCGTAAATCATGTTTACATTTTATTTTACTTTACTAATCCGACCTTATGGCAAAAGCCCCATTTCTCGCTCCAACTCATAACTCCGCACATTATCCAGAGCAGGCAAAACTTTCCAAACATAATACTGCGACAGAATAATCAACGCCCCAAAAGCAACTATTGCGATTATCCAGCCATAAAGCCCGGCAACCCCTTTAAGCATTGTTTCTTGTTTGTTCATAGATCTGTTAGATTGATATTTTAAGACCTTTATTTGTATTAGCGTACATAGGTTTTCCAACAAGTTCGGACCCATCGCTCTATCTTATGCACCTCTTGATTGTGATAGTTTTTCTTCATCAGTTCCATCGCCTTCTTTTTAGATGGAGCTTGTAGTGATATTGGTTTAACAGACCCATCTTCATTTTTAAGCCATACTCTCATTTTCATACATTTGCGCCTAAAACTGGCTTGTTAGATTGCTTTTTAAGACCTTTATTTGTTATACTTGATACAATAGAGCAAGGGGAGTCAGTGTTTACGCCTAAAATGTTATTTGTTTGCGTGTCAATCTGCTCCCTATGCCCTATCAGATTTCCAATTACGCCAAAACAAGATATACTTCAGCCGCCCTACCGATTTTTGCTTTTTGTCCTTTTGGTTGGTTTACTTCTTCAGTCATATACATTGTTCCGCCGCCAATAAACGCCCTCCCAACATCTGTTATAATATCAATCCTCTTATCGTCATTATGGTATTTTCCGTCATTCCATTTTACCTTGTCCCCTACTTTAAATTTGTTCATATTTCCCTTTTTATGTTATAATTACTTAGTTAGACCTTTGATAAACCCTTGTATGCAGATACTCCCCCTTCATTTGTTGTTGGCTTCATTGTAGAACTCACGCTTGATAAACCTTTTCTTGCATACCGGACATATTGCATATTTCATATTTATCTTGTTTTACTTTTTGCTTATCAATTACAGGTTATCATATAGCTTTTTTCTTGTCAAGGATTAAGCAAGCATAAAACATTACTACACCCGTTTTTGAAGCTAAAAAAGCAATCTCGCAGTTTTACATATATCAATAAAAGTAAAGTTTTCCACAGGTAGCAAAGCACCGCAAAACACCCGCTATTGACAACAAAAATACATAAGATATAATAAAGTAATGTCAACTCTTAACAGATTAGATTTAGAAACAACCATAACAAGCGAGCTAAAACTCTATCTCTTACAAGCATTGCCTACTATGCAGATCATCCCCGTATTCGCATACAATTTAGAAAGTGCATTTCACGAGGCAAAGCAATCAATACCGCAAGGAGTGGCGCTAACTTTCAACAACAAGGCGATCACAGCCAAAGAGCTATTATCCAAGATAAACCAAAACCAAGAGACCACACTAACCACACAAGAGCCACCAGAACCCCCTAAAACAAGCAAAACCCAATTCAAGACCTCTCTATTATATGCCCTTAATGAAGACACCTTAAACGCCAAGCTAAGCAAGCGAGACCAAGACGATTTAAAAAGAGTAATAGGTAAGATATGAGTTTTGCAGCAATTTGGTATTTATTAGAGCAAGAAAGAATAAGAAGAAGATATGAACACAACAACAGAAACCGCCCAAAAAGTCAATTCTGATAAAACAGTAGTAAAACACAAGAAGAAACCATATTTGTTTCAGAAGGGTATTTCTGGTAATCCTAAAGGAAGGCCTAAAGGCAGTATTTCAATTATAAATGAAGCTAAAAGACAATTAAGGGAGAACCCAGAAAGATTAAAAGCGATAGCAGCAGACCTTATTAAGGACAAGAAATTGAGAGTAGAATTGATTAGACAGATTGATGGAGCGCCTAAACAGAAACACGAAGTTGAAGGTGGAAATATCCCAATTACAGTCAATGTAGTTAAGTTTAAATGAATGTAGTATGCTCACAATGTAATGAAGGGTTTGAAGCTACAAGAACGGATAGCAAGTATTGTTCAGCTTCATGTAGGAAATTAGCGTTCCAGAATCGTAAATTATCCGTTCCATTATCCGTTCCAAAAGAGGCGTTATCCGTTCCAAATTTATCCGTTCCAGCCAAAAAGGATTTATCCGTTCCAAAGCCCATAAAAGAAATGGATCACGATGAGCTACGAATGGCGATTGACAGCTATGGTGGCACGACCTGGGACAAAGACCCCGAATATGATGCAAGTAATGATTGGACTGTTAGCGCCGAATACAAGGAAATGAAACACAGGGTTGATACCTGGAGCATTAAGAAGTTAGAGGATGAGGGTTATCAAGTGCCAGCCAGAAGAAGATAAAATGGAAATTACAATTCCGCACAACTTCACGCCAAGAACATATCAACTCCCCGTTTTAAGGGCCTTAGATGGAAACATAAACAGAGCAGTGTGTGTTTGGCACAGAAGAGCAGGCAAAGACAAGACGGGCCTGAACTTCACAATTAAGAAAATGATGGAAAGGGTGGGAGTATATTATTACTTCCTACCAACATACAACCAAGGCAAGAAAATAATATGGGACGGCATAGATAAGGAAGGATTCAAATTCCTTGACCACTTCCCGGAACAACTGATAGAAAAGAAGAATGAAGCAGAAATGAAGATAATCCTAAAGAACGGCTCACTATTCCAGATAATAGGCACAGACAACTACAACTCCATTATGGGAACTAACCCCGTAGGTTGCGTTTTTAGTGAGTATTCCCTCCAAGATCCGGTAGTTTGGGACTTCATCAGACCCATAATGAGAGAGAACAAAGGATGGGCTTTATTCTTATACACACCAAGAGGAGAGAATCACGGCTATGACTTATACACAATGGCCCAAGATAACCCTGATTGGTTTAGTCAGCTTCTAACGATTAAGGATACATTTACGCCAAACAAAGAACGCATAATAACAGATGAAGACATAGATGCAGAGAGGAGGGAGGGAATGAGTGATGAGCTGATTGATCAAGAATACTTCTGCAGTTTTGAAGGAATGGTTCACGGAGCATACTACACACACCAATACAAGAAAGCCCAAGAAGAAAACAGAATAACCAATGTGCAATGGGAAGAAGGCATTAAGGTAGATACATGGTGGGACTTAGGAATGGCTGATGTAACGAGCATATGGTTTTCACAGATAGTAGGGCAGGAGTTCCGTCTAATTGACTATTACGAAGAATCAGGAGAAGGTTTAGCCCATTATGCGAAGGTATTACAGGATAAGCCCTATATTTACGGCTTCCATAATGCCCCACACGATATAGAAGTTAGAGAGTTGGGAACTGGTGTAAGCAGAAAAGAAATGGCAAAGAAATTAGGAATTGATTTCAGGGTTGTGCCAAACATTAAGGTAGAAGATGGCATCAACGCCGTTAGAAGCATATTTAACCAATGCTGGTTTGATAAGACAAAATGCAAACAAGGATTAGATGCATTGAGGAACTACCACAAAGAATATGACCAGAAGCGCAGAAC